AAAAAACCAAAACTAACCAACTCAAAACATGTGCCCGCATGCATTGGCACACTTGGTTACAACACAATCCAAAATACTACCCCTAACGGAATTTCATATACCAGATAGTCATCAAAAAGTCAAACGATGGGGGGTACAAATCAACCCCCTTTTCCTCACACACATTCACTACTCGTTCAATAAATTGCTCATACCATTTGCGTCCTGAATGAAAAGCCAAAAAGCACAAAGAGAAAAACTTCTGTTCAAAATCTCCATCTGTCTGCCACATTACAGATTGCTCCAAGACATCCTCATCCATTCTAGGGTGAATCAAATGCGGATACAGTGTATCGGGTTGAAATTTTCGCTTCAGAAACGTCACATCAAAAATAGACGAGTCATCACGAAACTTCTCTCCCTTATCAGCTGGAGTAATTTCCAAACAGGTAGTCGTATTCATAAAATCCGCAATCTTCTGAGCCAAACACTCCACATCGCTTGCCAACAACAAATCATCACCATAACAAATCCAGCTACACTGCTCAACATCAACACCCACAGCAATCAACGCTGACGCAATAAATGCGGCATTATGAATCGAATTAAAAATTGAAGTCCCAACACACCCACTAGGCATCCCACCATGCAACTCATACACCTCGGTTTCATAAACATGCCGTGATACAGCCAGTGACATTAAAGGCTTGATAACATCAGCTTCAAACCATGGTTGCAATGCTGAAGCAAGCATCTTAAACACGGCTTTCGGTTGGTGACTATCAAAATTTCGGTAATCAAAGTCATATAAGTATGCATATGCTGTTGGCCCAACCTCATAATAAAGGCGGGTCCAAAACACATCTGGATCACATCCTACCGCACAAAACACTCCCGTTCCATGATTACGCAACATCGCCTCGAAAAACTGGCCAAACACCATACGCATAGCCACAACACGCTCCACTCGGTCAGCGTCTATCACGCGAGTCTTTCCAGCCACAATTTTCTCTTGAGATCGTAACTCATCCTTCAAAAAAGTTGTAAATTTAGACTGTCCAAAGTCTTCTAACTCTCGCATTATCTGCTTCTCAACCTCTGGCTTTGGATACCATTTATCATCCTTTTGGAAAAACAAGTCCCTCCGCTTAACTCCGCAAGTGTTGTGTGGATATCCTGGTGATTGTGACATATCCATCCCTTCCATCACACCATAACCATTAAGTGCCTGCTCAACAGTCAACATTTTAAAACTCTTGCGACCAGCACCAATAGTACGCATAATCTTATTCACCACATAATCCACACCTGCCTTTAATGTATCCCAACCTTCCTCATTTAATTTAACTTCTCGATCAGACATACTTTTAGTATGTTTCGACATAATCACGTCCTCAAAGTCAACACCTTCGCCCAAACGATGATCATTCCGAGACAAAACAGCTGGACCCTTCTTAACTTGAAAACAGCCATAAGCTGGCGATGGAAACAAGGCTGTCTTGCGAGGCACATGAACGGACTTAGCAACCTCGTCTGTTGGGACATATAATGCTTGAAAAACCACCTCACAATCCTCCTTATACAGCGGAACAGCATATCCTTTATTTGATCCGCCTGCAAAGTGGATTCCTAACACACGATCCAGCCCCTTACAAGATGCAATTAAAGGAGCTCCGCAAGTACCCCTCTTAGTGGAAGCTGAATATGAAATAACTCCTTCAAAAGCATCACCCTCTGAAACAACACGCCGTCCCAAAGCAATATTATTCACCTCAATCAACTGTACCACATCATGTGACTTGTTCAATAACATTCCATGAGTGGCATTATAACCATCATTAACTGACCTCAAATAGCGCGACATATTTTTAAACCGAATGTTAGAACTCAATGGTAACTGCACTACAACCAAATCTGTGGGTTTGCCACCTCTAACCAAACGCCTACATTGCAAGTCATCCAATTTAAACTTCTTTCCACAAACGGTCATTGTATCAGATAATGATAAAGCATGGTGGTTCACCACCATATAATTGTCATGCAGCCCAAAGCCAGTTAAGGCCATATTATCAAAAAACACTGGTACACTATTGCGTTCAACAGCTGTCCAAATTTGGGGTAACTCAGACTGATAATCAACCTCATGGGGTTTAACTATCCGCACCTTGCGCTTTCCACTTCGCCGCGAATAATTTGGATCATATGGAGCTTGCACTTGGACCCCTTCTCCAAACTTGGACCGGCAGGTGATGACCAGACCTAAAACAGTTGTCACGGTCCCTAGTGCAATCAAACCCCATTTCAACCACTTCTTATTGTCATCCACAAATTGAACAATTCTCTCCCCTGTTCTAGCAATGGCTGATTTAAAATCACCTGGTTCATACCCATAGTGTTTAAGCAAAAAACTACGTAACGACGGTGTGGTACAATCAACACACTCTCCGCTTTCCTTAACAATTTTAGAACACCCTGCCAAATTACACTCACACGCATGCCAACCACCTCCAAACACTGACTGCGGCAAGTACGGCTTTAAATCATCCAATAACTCTTTTTCAGAATTATATTCAAATGTTGAAAGCTTCATATAATTACAACACACAAGTTTAGTATCCCCCAATACTGCTATCTGCGTCTTTGGACCTATGGGCAAAGGTTGCTGATAAAGAACCTGTTCAATGTCACAACTACATTGTGAACGCTTGTCAATTTCATCAATCAAAACATCAATCATTTCATACAATGATAAAACTTCCCGACTCCCAATTCCCAAAACATCACCTCCTCGACCAACATTAAATTTGATCGATTCGCCATTAAAAAATGGGGTGTCATATTTCACATACGGTCGTTGCGCAGGTCCCACAATACGAAAAGCCTCAGTCGGATTTAACATTTGATTTCTCCCTTCCATCACAGCCTGAACATTCAAAGTACACCGCCGTTCCAAAGCACCTGGAGTGCGAACAGTGGTAGATACAGGCCGCGGTAAATTAGACGTGGCAATTATCACTTTTGAGGTATACTCAACTCCTTTATCCTCTAGAGCAGCCATTGGTGGTGTGAAACGGCAAGAAGATACCATTTGACAAAACAACTGCACATCACGGCTACTACTATCTTGACAAAAATCATCTATAATATGAACTGGCTGCCCATTATACCCATCAAAATGATCCGAAGCCGGAGGTTGGAAAAAAACAGACGATGATCGATCCCAACCATAATGCTTACACAAAGCAGAGGCAACAACATTAGACACAATCGACTTTCCTACCCCAGGATCACCATGAACAAATAAAACCACTGGTTCCGCACGCGGTGTAGAACGAACCATCCTTAAACGTCTCAATCCTTTCACATAATTATCCACGGTCTTAGTCATCAAATTAACTATCATATGGGACTGATTGGCAACACCCCAGTCCAATAAACACCGCGCTTCATGCAAATGTGCCTCTGCAACTTCCAATTGTACATCATTTGCAGATAACATCAAAACACTCTCTTCAAATAAATTATTCATATACTTACCACGCCGTTTCACAAAACTATCAATATCGCTTTCATCATGTTTCTTCAATATGTTCAACAAACTGGTCAATATAGAATACACTCGAGACAATGCCCAATCTAAGTTTCGCATGGCGGTCATGGTCTCATTAAAATGCTTCGTGGCAGCTTGATATTCCACCGCCTCCTGAACCTCAGGATCAAGATCATCTTCTGCTTCCTCTGGCGCTTCAGCACCAACACACTCACCGATATCAGTACCGATACGAATTGTGTCTTCGAGCACTTCAGTTGGGGGACAAACACCAAAAAGCCCACACAATAAACAAATCATTTTGGTTTTGAATTTTTTTACCGCACCAAACATGGTCTTCCACACACCCCCCAATCGTATAATATCTCCAAAAAACATGGCTGTTAAACCAGCAATGGTAACACCACTAGGATTTCCAACTAAAATCAAAAAAGCTCCCAGCAATTTACAACAAAATCCCGCAACGTCTACCAAGCGACACCCTACAACAGGATCAATAGATTTCTTCACTGACTCAACAACAGACAACACTTCAGCAGATAACTGTTCTATGCTACTAGCTGTACCTTTTACACTCTTTGCCGCCTCTACAACACTTTGAGAAACAGTGGGAGCATATTCCTGTAGTATAGAAACAGCTTCTTTGATTGAGGTCCCGACTTGCTCAATCCCAGGGCTATTCACCTGCACCGACACCTGTAGGTCCGCACACTCTCTATTGCGTATTTTATCGAGAGTGAGACCATTGTGGGCCCCAGATTTCAAAACGCCCCAGACATATCGTGAATCAAACTCAATGTCCGTAATAACCGTAACAAATGTTTCCTCGTCAACACCAACATCCTCACCCAAATAGGATTCAGCTTCCATCCACCATTTATCCTCACAAGGACTCAAATACAAAACTTTACGCCCCTTGCTAATATAATACTTCAACGCCAAGCCATCCACTGTTGTTATATATGCTCGGGATCTCGAATCATAAAAACCCTGTGAACTTCCATACATAACAACCCAGTACCTGTTAACCGGTCCACCTTGATATTGGGCCACCTCACGGTCCCGTTCTCGTCGAACTTCACGACGTGAAGGCTGAGGTGCGCCAGGAGCTTCACGATCAATCCGAACTGTATCCCCTATTTGCGGATATATATCCCCAGTCCGTATCGTACGATATTGAAGACGGGGAAATGGCCGTGGTAAAAAACCAACAGCATCTACCAAACCTAAATATAACAAAAACTTGCAATTTTGCGGGGCTCCTGATATCAACAAAGTCCCAAGATCTCCATCATCGGGAAAATACGATCTAGCGACCGCATATCTTGTGCGTAACATACTGGACGTTGTACACTGTACAGGAGACAAACCAGGGTAAGGAATAGAAAATTGCACCACACCAGATCTAGTACTAGATGGTACTAAAACACTATCACCTATAGTTAACAAATTAACTGGGGTCCGATTTGGATTGACCCATCTGCCAGGAGGCAGATAAGTCACATGAAAAGTCCCAGTAAATGCCAATTTCAACGTTAGTTCTAAAGTTCCTCTCCACATAGTCATCAAATTTGCAAACACATAGAAAGGATTACTTTGCACGTGTCCTACATTAAATGTACACAAAGACATGGGAATGGACGCCACTCCATTATGCTGATTACCTAATACTCCAGCCATGGCCAACCTCTGGGTGCTCATAACTGCCTGGACAGATAAGGAGGCTAACTCCTCCACTGGACTTTGATACATTGGCTCATTACTCATACAATGAGGACCAAATCCCCTTAATTGAAAATCTGAGCCCCCACTTATCATAACCACAATACGAATACTTGAGGTTGATGTGGTTGGAATTAACACTGTCTCCAAAACACCACAATAAAAAACACCAGTAATTTCACCTAGCCGCACACTCCGCGCTAAATCACACACACGCATCCAGGTAGAAGGCGCTGCAAACGGTATTTCTAACGTAACTGCAGGTGCGGCAGACAAATCCCACTCAACTGCTCTAGAACCCATGAGTGTCCACAAATCAACACCCACGGCCTGGCGTACACTAACGCCAGGAACAAAGCCCAATACTAAACGCCCCGATGTAATGGCAGGACCGGTGTGCTCCATTGTTATCAATATCGAACCTCTCCACTGTCCACAATACCCAGAAAAATTTGACAAATAAGAAGAATTATGCTGTCTGTCCACCCAAACCGAGCGTGATCCTCCCGTAATGAGAGTCATAGTAGGTGAAACACCACCCAACATCAACAAAGAGCCAGGAGTTGCCTCACCAGTCACCTCAACAATATCCAATATAGTTGGTCGTGACAATACTGAGCGAAAATCTTCTACCGGAGGTGGCAAATATGACAGGCCACGGTGGGTACCAGGAAAGGGTATCACCTCTGGCTGTTTCCACAACATTACATTTCCTGGTCCAGGATCTATTCCAATTTGGTACATTGCTACAGCAACAGGCTCAGATATTTCACTGACTGGATCGAAGGCCACAAAATCCCACATGGCAAATCTTAAGTCTGAAGTAATATCAGTGTAATGACGCAATGTAGGTCCCACAAACGAAACATCTCGTGGTGTCACTGTCACTAAAACATCCAAAGTGGTTTTTGTCATCTCTTGAGCAACCTGCAAAGGAGTCTCCACCACAACCAAGACCGCCCACATAACAGTAGCAGCATTGGTCTGTATATGCTCACCCGGGCCTACAAATGGCAAGTTCAATGTCACACTGGCATTATTACGCGGGACAATCCTTCCATGAGGAAACACCAAAAGTTGTCCAAAATTTCCAACATCAAGCAAAGTCCAAGTCCCTTCATCGCAACGAACACGAGGTCGTGGCACACCGATTACCAATAATGAACCACCATGGAATTGTGTTCCGTGAGTGGATACTTCCACACTAAACCCACATCGGTATAAGGCATGGTGTGAAAAACATGACAAAAAATATGGTTCACGTTCCCACTTGTGGTTGTATAACGTCCACGGTAACAAAATAGGAGCTACCACACTCCGGCCTCGCCGGTCAATCCAAGAAGAGATCACTGTTCCGGTCTCTTGGGCCATTGTCCACCGTGAGGATCCAACGACCATTGGTACTGAAGCATCTTGCATTACCTGCAACAGCATACCCGAATCATGACTACCAATACCACCAGCAACATTCACAGTAGAATCCGACTCAGCTGGGCGTTGATCATACTCACCACCTTTTGTCTTCTCCACTCCTTCTGCCATCTTTAAATACATTAACACAACATCAAACAATAAGGAAAAATAGGAAGAGAAATCAGCCATGGTAGTGTTCATGGTTTTTAAACCGGTTTACCTAATGTATAGTCACGGTCCCCGGATCAGTAATAACCTTCCGGGCATCTACTAACTACCACAGCCTTGAGCCTATACAAAATTGACTGCTTATACCACAGATACTAAGCAAACAAAATGCTTACAATCGGTTTACACACTCTAGCAAGGGGGTCTCACCACTCAAGTTCAGGTCACCAGGTTACCAGCTTCCTTGGTTGAAATGACTAACCCCTGGGCTTTTGGCCAGTGGGGAACCCCTCACGGGGTTGCCGCCCCCACCCATGCTAGACCATTAACAAATGGAACCGCAAGCATACTATTCACTCTTCACTGTGGGTCTACAGACCAATTCATATAGACCCACCATTATCCCAACTTCCCCACAAGATGTGGCGTTGGGAGGGATGGTTCCCTGGCCTATACACGATCTAATTCAACTTCAATTTGTTTACACCTCGCTGGTGATGTTAAAGCGCGAAGACCATTTTGGTGTTGCGCCAGGTTATAAAACTCCTGACGCTGACGTAATTGTGCATATTTCCTACACATCCACAATTTCAACACAACCAAAATTCCTATAACAAACACCAACAGCCACCAAATTGTGTTATATGCTTGATTTGACATTTGCACGCCAATCAAACTACAAACTTGCGCGTGTTGCGATTGTGTAGTTCCCATAATAAACAATTAATTATGCCCACACACACACAAAACACTCAAACTTGGAGTGGAACCTCACCCAAAGTGAGGATCCAATCCAACTACAAAAGTCACAGCACCGACCT